TATATGTTGTTCTTATTCTAGATACCTTACCTTGGTTACCTAATCTTATTCTTGTCTCTTTATTTATGGTGTTTTTACCGTAATCTAATGAATAGTAAGAAGTATTACCGTCTTTTCGAAAATCCTGTACCTTTGTACTAGGCGGGTTAATAGAAGTATCCGCTTTAGAACTACTTATTGATGTACTTCCTGGGATAGGTCCTCCTGTCTGTCCGTTAATGTTGTTTGTATCAAGGTAGTTGGGTGTTTCACTATCAATCTGAAATTCACTTTCTCTAGTAACTGTAAACTTGTCTGAGGCTTCCTTGTCTCCGAAGTTTTATTGAGCTTCCCCGTTAATTATTGCACCTTTTAGTGCAAGCGGGGCTCCCTCTACTCCTCCTCCTCCGAAGAATTGAGCAAACTGTGATCTATTATTACCGTTTAATGGCTGTAGGTAAGTATCTGTTCTAAATCCTCTTAGGAAATGTGTACCTGTACCGTTTACCGGTATTTGAGCTAATGTTGATCCAGCTACCTTAACTATATTTACTGCTGTCTTTCCTAATTGACCTATTACACTACCTACTGCTGTTCTATCTTTTTCTAACTTATTCTGTATGTTAGTTTGATTTAAAAGAGCTTCGTGTGCTAGAAACTTAAACCCCGGTTTACTTATAAGCATTTTTGCTATACGAGAAGTATCATCTATTCGATGTGTTATTTCATTGCTTGTAGCTCCAAATGGTTTAACTACATAAGGAGTCTCTGTGCCTGTTTCTGCGTACGTTATTGAACGCAGGGCATTCATTTTACCCTCATCGTAGTCTTTTAAAATTCCCATTGTTATGCTGGTGGGTTATCTAAGTACTTGTCTGGTGTTAATCCGTCTAGGTCTAAGCTAGAAGGAGCTTTAGTAATCTCCGGTTTGTTATTAATTGAAGATTGATTATGTAGTGTTGAACTACCTTTTGCACCTTCTCTTTGGTTCGGTGTTGATCCTTTCAGCTCTAATGTAGACTGTTTTAGTTGATCGTTTAAAATTCCGTTTGACATAATTGTGTTTTTTATTTATTATAAATAGAGTTAAGAACTTTTATAAGAGCCCATTACTAAAGCAGAACCTACTTTATTACCGTCTAATATTACATCTCCTCCTTTTGATACTAGTGCTATTAGTCTATCTAATTTTGCTTCTAGTTTTGCTGTTGACATTGAACCTCCACTTCCTCCACTAAATAGATCTGTTCCTGCTACTACTGTATCTTTATTATTTAATTGGATACTTCCTTCTGGTCCCGATAATACTCTGTCTCCGTATCCAGCTGGTGATACCATATCATCTGCTGTCATTGCTCTATATCCTGCAAAGGCTGCTCCTGCTGCTGCAACTGCTATTGCAGCTCCTATTCCAAAAGTTAAAGCGGAGTTTGCTAGTAATTCTGCGGCTGCTCTTGCAACTGTTTGTGCTAATAGTACTGCTCCTCTTGCTACACTTTTTACCAGTGCTGCACCTTGCATTATCATTGAACCTAATATAGTTTGTTCAAAACCTGCTCTTATCGCTGACATTGCATTACCTTCTAACTGCATTGAGTTAGCATATGCTTTTGCTACGTTCTGAAAGCCTAATACAGATAGTATTTTTCCACCTAATCCTAATTCTACTACCTTAGAGGTAGTCATTCTTGCTTGAATGGCCATAATAGTTGCCATTGTAGTCTGAGTTGTGTTAAGTATTGCTAGTCCTGTTGCTAAGTATCCTACAAATTTACCTACTCCTGTAGCTAATGCTCCTGCTATCATAGTAGTAATGTCTGCTATACCTGATACTATTGGAGTAACTATGTCTAATATAGGTGCAAATGCTTGTGCTAATTTTCCAAGAGACTTTTGTAACTTCTCTTGAATATTCATCTGTTCCATTTGCTCTACTGTAACACCTCTTGCTGCTGCTTGTTGTGCTAAGGTAGCATTTTTACTTAGTAACTGCTGTTGAGCCATTTTACCTAGATCATCTCTAGACATTCCAAGTGCTTTTGCTAATGCTTCTTGCTGTATCCTATTCATACTAGCAAACTCTGCTGCTGATGCACCATTTCTTGCTAACTCAGCTGATAGTCCTTCTAAGTCATTATTTAAAGCTAATTCTCTTGCCTTGGCTAAGTTTATATTCTTACCTGTTAGTAGTTGTGCTTCTAATTCGTTTCCTATTGAATCTGCAAAATTCATTAAGCTTGAAGCTATGTCATCTACCTTTGAAAGTTCTTGCCCTAATGACCGTGCTGCTGCAGCTGCTTTAGCTATTCTTTTAGGATTTCCTCCTAATGAAAGTGCTATACCGTCTGAAGTGTTTAATACGTCCTGCATTACTACTCCATGTGCTACAACATTATTATTTAGGTCGTTATATGTATTAGTAGCCTGTACAATACCTTCTTTATAGGCATCTATATTAACTCCTGCTACTTTACTTCTAATTCCTAATAATCCTGCCTGGTCAGCTGATAAACCTAAAAGGTTTTTAGCCTCAGCCATATTTGCTATATCATCCGGAGAAAATATACTGGTTGCTGCTAATCCTGTCTGTTTTGTAAGTTCTGCTGCTTGTTCTAGAAAATCTACTGAGGTCGCTAGTCTTGAATTCATTCCTGAAATTCTAACTGCATTCTGTCCTGTAAGTCTTCCAAACTCTACAGACGCTTTGTTTACGTCAAGGAAAGCATCAAGTAAAGCTCCGGTAATCACTACCGGGTCTTTTAAACCTTGTCCGAACCCTCTTATTAAAATACCTAATCCTTTAGCAGAAATTTTCATTCTGTCGAAGAGGTTAGCATTCTCTCCTGCAAGTTTAGATTGAAGTCTCATTGCTTCTGCAGAATCCTGCATTGCATCGTGGAAGATACCTGAACGCATACCTAAACGTTCCATTAATGCTCCTGTACCTTCTACAAGTGCACCGGTAACTCCCATATTTTTACTTATGGCCTTCTCTTCTTTCAGTCTTGCTCTTGCGGCTATTACAAGCCTCTTTAGAGCACTTTCTTCATCATTTATTGCATGAAGTGCTGCTTCTACTTCGTGATTAATCTTACCTCGTACGGTAGCTGCGGTCTGTAAGAGTTCTAAATTCTGTTTCTCTTGCTTTAGTGCATTATTATAAACCTTTACTTTTCTTTGTAGAGCTTCTACCTGTAGTCTAGTTAAATCAGTTATTCCTTGTTCATCGTCCCTAAGCTTTGCGGCTTCTCTCTCTAATCCTCTAAGTGCACCTCTAACTTTCCCTAACGGTGTAAGCTGTTTTCCAAATTCTGAGGTTATTCCTCTTAATTGTTCGTACAGTCCTGAAGCTGAATTCTCTAGGTCTTTTACAGCTGCCAGTGCACCATTTATAGCTTTTGTAAGGTTTTCTGTATTAGCTGCTGTAGTAGAAGATATTTTAGTAAGACTTTCTCCTAATCTTGCCTCTAGTAGGTTAAGTTCGGTTAAAAGCCTTTTTCTTTCTTGAAGATCACTGTTATTCTGTTTAGCCACTGCTTATATAATTTAATATAAATAGTTAAGGCCCGCATTATTGTCGAGCCTTAGTTGTATAAGTTGGTCCTGTATCAGGTCCTTTTAGTGTTGCACCTTTCTTTTCCGAGAAATTCTTTGCATCTTCCTGTGCTTCATTCTGTTTTTCGTAAAAAGTATTTAATTTTTGGAAGGTATACTTCCTTAACCATATAGGCATGTTATAAACCGTATCATAATCATATCCTCCTTTACCATGAAACACTATTTCATGTATTTGTGAGAACATATTTACTCTATAAGTCGGCGTCAGGCCAAAGAAAGCTTATCCCTAATGGGATACGTACCCCCCCTTCTGGTCCTCCTTCCGGAAAGAATGTTAAGTCTACATCTGGTTCAACATCGTTGAGGTAATTTCTAAAAGCTCTTGAATCTCTTGCAAGAAACTCATTATCTACAAAACTTCTTACGTCTGCACGTTCACTACTACCGTCTACAGAAATAAGTTGATGTTTTAACCTTGTTGATAGTTCAGCAGAGGACTCTTTATTAATCTTCTTAAGTCCGTTTACCTCTTGTTTTACCTTTTGCTCATCTCCATGAGTTAGAAACTTAAAGGTTAGTGCCCTATTTCCAGTAGGAGTCGTATAATTAAACGAATTATCTGTTGCCTCTTCTATATCCTTATGTAAAGTCTTATTATTTACCTTAGTTAGATCTACTACTTGTAGAGATCCTCTATATGTGAAGTCATAATCCTTTCCATACCCTAGAATACGTGCAGCTACTAGCAGTGCATTAATATCTCCTGAGAATAATTGGCTATAATCGATAGTTTTATCTACAATAAGTGCTTGTAGTAACTTATCTACTACTATTCCTTTCTCGATATAGTTCTGATTGGTTAAAATATCCTCTTCTTTAGCTGTCATGTACTTCATTTCGATAGTACCTGATGAGAGAGGTGAGTCTTTTGGGTAAAGTATTCCTTTTGAAGGTAATTCTACAACTTCCGTAGGGAATTTTTGTGTTTGTTCCATAAATCTTATTAATCTATAACTTTATCCACTTTACGTGGTGCGAATAATAAATATACGAAGATTAACTTTCTAAAACAACAAAAGCCTGAAGAATCAAGCTTTATGTTATATGTTAATGTGCTATTAGTAGTTTAATACGCAGTGATCCATTGCTACTGTCATTGATACTTCAACAACTTCTGGCGAAGACCAGTCAAAGTCTCCTTGAGTAAATGTTTTTACGTAAGCTCCCTTAATTACCCACTCTCCTACTACGTCCCCAACTGGGCCTAGTATATTGAAGGTAAGATCTTTCTTATAAAAGTCAGAATACCCTGCTCTTCCTGTTACTGATTCGTAAGATAAACGAGCCCAGTCCATTACTGCTTGAGCTGCTGATGGTGTGATTGGATCGTAAAGTGTCATGTCCATATCGTTCCACATTCTCTTACCTCTTATCTTACGATAAGTGTTTATGTGGTCAAGAACTACCTCACCATCATCAAATCCAGGAGCTGTTACTTTTTTCACCATGAATGAAGGTATATTATCCATATACATGATAAATCTATTTTTTACTCTTGGTTCAAAGGCTCTGAACATTATTTCGTTTGGATCTAGTACTGCCATTTTCTATTCTTTATTATAAATATCGTTATTTTAAAAATTATCCTGCAAATGTAGCTCCAGTAGGTTCAATTGTGAAGTCAAGTAATATAAATTCAGCAGTTTTAGCTGGTTGAATAAATATTTGACCTATTAGTTGATTTCTGTCTACAACGTCTGCTGTATTATTCGTATCGTCCATTACCACTCTATAAGCGTAAAGGCCTTCTCTCTGTACTACTGAGTCAAGGTATGGATTTACTGTTGCTAAGAACTTATTACGAGTTGCTATAGTATTTTGTTCGAATACTAATTTTCTTGCTTCTTTACCAATGAAATCCTTAATCTCAATTAATAAACGTCTAGCATTTACTCTATCTAAAGCTGATGCCTTAGTTTGTAAAGTCTTTTGTCCGTATACTGCTATTCCCTGTCCAGGAAATGTTGCAATTGGGTTTACTTTAGCGCTATATAGTGTATCTCTTTGAGTACGGTTTAATTTTCTTTCTGCTTGAATAATTCCAGGAATTCCTCCTTTAACTAATCCTGCTGGTGCAAACCACGGTGCTGAGTAGTTATCTGTGAAAGCATATACTCCAGGAATTACTGCTGATGGTGGTGCCCATTCGTCTTTACCTGTTGCTGATCTCATCTGTACCCATGGCCAGTAGGTTGCTGCATAAGAACTGTTAATAGTTGTTGCTTGTGAAGCTGCTTCAGCTACTGTCTGTCCATAGTTTGTTAGATCTAGCACTGCTATACAGTCTCCTCTTGATTCTGCAAGAGACACAATTAAATCTATCGGAGTCACATGAGATGCGTTCTGGTATGCTAATCCTGGTGTAGAGATTATGTTGAATACATATTCTTCTGAATTTCCTAGTAGTGAGATTACGTTTAAGTAATTATCTGCTACTAAGCCTTGTGTATCGTTATTATCTATACTTCCAAAATAGTTACCCGGTCTATCGCTTGCAAAATTAGTACCCGTAGCGCCTGAGAATGATCCTGAAGATGCTATTGGTAGTGAAGCTGAGTATGATATTGTATCGGAATCTGTATTAACAGTGATTCCGTCTGTCGATAAGTAAGATAAGGTCGGAGTATTTACTGTAGATACCCTAACGTAGTTAGATTTATTAACGTACGATCCTGATGTTCTTAGGTATGTTCCGTCTGCTCCTGTTACTAGAGTTTGTGATTGGTTACCTATCATCTTCTCGATGTAGTTATCAGTATTAGGATCTAAAGAAATATTATTAAATGTTTCTAAGACCACTTTACTTTTTATAGTATCGTCTCCTCTTCTAATACTTAAAGAAAAAGTACCTCTTTGATTGTTTATGTTAGATACTTCCCATCTTAGGTTGTCCTCTGTTCCATCAGCTAAAGATCCATCACTATTTTCTCCTCCTGCAAAATTATTAAAAATTTCACCTTTACCTAAAGTCTCTAATGCAAAAGCATCGTACACTGTAGATCCAGACTCAATCTTAGTTGCTACTATTCCTGTATCTGTTGCTGTTGTGAATGACCCTGAAACTACTCTGGTAACTAGTACTGATCCTCCTCCCTGTGAGAAGTAGTTCTTTACTGCTACAGATGTTAGAAATTCGTGCTTTGTTGATCCTGATGTAAATGTTGTTCCGAATTTCCTTACGTACTCGTTATAAGAGGTAACTAATGTTGGAGTCTCTACCGGTCCTTTTACTGCTGGTCCTATAATAGCTGCTCCAGCTTCTACCGCTGCTGGTTGTACGAATGAAATATCGTTTTCTCTTGAGAATACACCTGGAGAGATTATTGATTCTGCCATGTCTTAATGAAGTTTATTTTAATGTCTTTAATAAATATCAGATTATTCTACAAACCTTCTGTTAAGTAGTAGGTAGGTATCTGTATATAAATAGGAAGGGAAGATGCAAAACCCTCCCTTATTAAACTCCAGTACTGTTACTAAGTGTTACGCTTTTTTCTTGCGAGGTTTTTTTGGCACCGGTGCAGGTATAAATTCTCCTTTTTCAAGATCAATTGAACCTATTCCGTACTTATCCTCTAATTCTTTCACTAAGCCCTGTTCTCCTTGAACAGTCTCATCCCTAAAAGCTAGAATGCTAGTACGTCGTGCTTCTAGTTCCATCTTATCCAACTCGAGCTGTCCTAATTCAACTACGACTGCCTGCTTTCTTCTTTGAATAACCTGCACTCCTTGAACTTCTTCTTCTGATAACTTTTTGTTTGTCATTTTTGTAATTAATTAATGTTAGATCTAATGTACGAAATTACTTATTGCGATACAACTTCTTCATATACTTTTACGTTCTTTAATTTAAACCTAAAGGTGTACCTCTTTCCTACTCCTAGTTGAATTTCCATCCATGTGTTTCCAAACAGGTTTCCTGCGTAAGAGCATCTCCAGTACAGTTTACCTTTTATCTTAAACCATATAAACACTTTTCCTAATTTTGAAAATCGAATTGAAAGGTACTTTCCTGCATTATGAGACCATTTACCTTTTTCATCAACATAGAACAGTACTGCTACATTTGATGAGTCTATTTCTTTTCCGTCTGCTGTTAGCTTTCCTTTTTCTGAGATTATTACTTCTTCACCTTTTACCGGTACAAGTATAGTATGTAGGTTCCACATCGGATTACGTAATGCACTCCATCTATAGGATACCCAGAACGTATCCTCAGTTATTCCTTTTGCATCTTTCCAATACTGTGCTCCATATAGTCCGTCTTCTTCGTCAAAGAAATACCATAGTATCTTCTCCCTAAACAATCTCTTGTGTCTTAGGCTGTATGCAATAGGGTAAAACACCGGTGCAATAATGAATGCTAATAAAGGAATTATCATTACCCCTATCCATTTTAAAATTGAAAGTACTTTTTTCATAAAGTGTATTGTTTTAGTTTTATTAAAAAGGGCTGGTTATATAGCTTCGTATGCAGCAATTTCTGATGGGGTCGTTTCTGCTAGTATCTTAAAGGCTTCCGTAATATTAGCTGCTAGAAAGTTACTCCAATCATCGGTAGTTGCTGTAAGTACTGTTGCATAGTTCCCTGTGTCTGCATAAATTGCTATTAGCAGTTTTGACGTAGTTTCAGTTTGTTGAGCATTATTCAGCAACTTTGTACATATGCTTAGGTATTTCATAAGGTAACTATAGGCTGGAAGGTCTGTAGCTGGGTCAATATTTTTCATGTTTTGAATGAATACTTGTGCTTCGTTTACCGATACCTGTGTTACTAATTCAGCTAAGGAGTAGTTACTGTCTGTAGGAGTTACTATTCCGCTTAAAATGTCTAACTGTTCTCTAATTGATAATGCCATTACGTCTCTATTGTTTCTATGTTATTATTTATAAATACTCTCTTTTTATGTTATTATTGACCAACTTCCATCTTCGTAGAGTGTTGGTACCTGTGCACCGAATCTAGTATGGAGTACATCTTTAACTTTATCAAAATTAGACCCGCCTAAAATTCCATTTTTAATTAACTTCGGCATTACTATCTTTAGGTCTTGTTCAAACGTTCTTAGATTTCTTACGTTAATGTATACGAAGTGTAATTCCTTATCCTTAAACAACGTATCCACTATTAATGCATCTCTCTTAACATGGTTTACACAATCTTCAAAAAAATAAGTATTACTGTGAAATCCTAGTGCTACATCTTGCCAGGTTATATCATTTTCAAGATTAAACAAGTCCTCTCCCCTTAGTGGATCTATTGCGTAAATTTGATTAAATAATCCGCTTGATGCAAAAAAGAACGTACTCTCTCTACAGTGGCTATATAATTCTACCATCTTAAGATCTGCCCAATAATCTTTGGCTAACCGTCTCAGGTCTGCTATTAGTTCAACTATCCCAAAAAACTGCGTGTTTAGCTTTTGTGAAGTTTTTTTAAATTTCTGATATCCAAACCTGGGTTTTTCCAATACTGTTATTGGATAGCTATACCATGTCTTTAGGGTGCTGCAGATATTGTACTACTTGTTTATCTAGTACATGACCTTTTTCATCAAAGGTAAGTCCTACTGTTCCACCTCCTTCCCTATAGGCATTGTAATACGTATCTGAATCGGATAGATTACCGTCTACTTTATCAGAATCTTGTCTGAATATACTCTTCTTTACTGTAAATATGTTATGGGATTTACAGAACTGTTCTAGGTATACGTCTGCTGCATATGTAATTGGAAAGTAGTTATCCGAAAGTTCCTTAGCCATTTTACTAGTAATTGCATAGGAATGAGCACCGTTATAGTTTGTATTAAACCTCGGTATCATCAGATAATTTCCTACATGTATTCCGTCTTGATACTCTGTCTTCTTTCCTAGATTAACTAAATCCCAATCCAAGTTACTCACTTCATCTAAAACACCTTTGTAATATTCACTAAAAGTTCTTTCCTCTACTAACTTAAAGATACTTTGTACATCATCTTCTAATATTAGTGCATCAGTTACGCCATCTCTAAGTGCTTGATCCCAGGCTTTCTTATGAGAGAGTGCACAAGCAAATACTCCTATAGTTACCATTCCCGCTGGGTCCTGGAATCTAGTGTTTAGGCTACCCTCTTCTATTAACTGTCTCTGATCTATATCATTAGCATCTACAGCTTCTATAAATGTTAACTCTAATTCAGGAAAATTTAGTAACATTCTCTGCCGTCTATCGTGTCGTTTTTTTAAGTTTATAACATATATCTTATCAAAACCCAATGTCTTAATTTTTTCGCTCATACTAAAAGGACTTTAAAAACTTCGAATAACACTCTCTACTTCTCTCATCGTTTAGTTCTACAAGTGATGCACCGTATTGATTTATCACCTGTTTCAATATACCCGGAGGAGTTTTATATACTTTATCTAATGTGCTCTTTACCGACTCTTCATTAGGCTCTACTATAAACGGATAGTCACTAAGGTATTCTTTCTGTGCTGATACTGTGCTTATTATCGGCACCATTCCGTTTAGTAAGCTTATGTAGGAAAAGTAATGGAACCCTCCGTAAATTGAAACGTCGTAATATACGTGATTTGTCTTAAAGAAATTAGCATAATCCCGCAACTTACCCTTAAACTTAATAGCTTGACTATTTTCTGTGAGTTCATTTACAAGTAGTTCATTATTTAAAGCCCCTCTTCCGTGGCTTCCGTATAAGTTTACTGAGTATTTTGAAGATTCTTTTATGGCCTGGTATAATGTAAGTAATCCGTTTGCGAACGAAGGTGTTCCGTTAAACCCGATTGAATTATTTGGACTAAAGTGAGATAAGTCTACTCCGATATCGGCCTCTTTTCCTAATGAAGGCGGAATTATAATTACCGGTTTCTCTTTTACTAGTTTATAAAAGTTTTCAAAAAGGTCTTGATCTAACCTACTGTAAAATACAAACCCGTCTGCGTAATCTTCGTAAAGAAGTGTTTGTAGTTTGTGAGAAAGTCCTACGTATCTGGAGACTGGGTTTCTTGTTATCACCTTAGTAAAATAGTCGTCCAGCTCTCTATGCTCTTCCGGGACTGTATCAATTATAAAGACTCTAGGTATCTTTAGTTCTGTGAGTATATCTCTAGATGTAGTTATACTTGTCATCTCGTAGTCGAGTATAACTAATACGTGGGTATAGTTACTGTTAATTGTGTATTCGATGTTTCTGTCTGTAATATTAAATATATCACAAGGGGCTAATTCTAGAGTCTTAACTAACCTGTTGTAAATCAGTAACTCGTTTACAGAATCCCTACGTACGTTATAATTTGTTAGTATACATACCTTCATTTAATTATATTTTCAATATAGTAATATATGAAAAATAACAATGTTAAACTACTGTATAGGAATTATCAGGACAAAAGTATATCAAGTCATCTATAATATTCACTACATACCCTATTATTCGTACAATATCTGTAGCACCTGTTGGTGCAGTCTGTGTAAAGGCGCCTGCGGTGTTGGAAATGTATAATTTTGCACCACGTGTTGTTAACCCTGTATATGACCCGTTAGAGGTAAATCTAGCAAATCCTCTTACTAACATTCCATCACTGTTGGAAGTTGTACCTAATGCTATAGCTAGTAGCCCTGTACCCGTTGTTGCGGTATCTGCATCTGCTGCAGTCCATCCTGCAGCACTGTTATAGTAGTACAGTGACCCTGCTACGGTTGATGCTGATCCGAAGTATACTATTTCTCCTGCTGTTGCTGCGGTTCCTAAGTAGTTGAGGGAGGCTTTAGCTGCATAGCAGGTTGTATTATTAAAGGAAGTTGTACATTCGGAAAGTGCTGTTATTCCGTTTCCTATAACGAATGCAAAATTTGTGGAGGTTATGGAATTACTGCTGCCTCCTAATATTCCGCTACAGTTACTGGTGGTTATAGTATTAGATACTCCTCCTCCTATAAAGGATCTACAGGTTCCGTTATTTTGGTTTAGATCTCCTCCTCCTATAAAACTGGTACCGGAGGCACCACAGATAGTGTTCTTAAGCCCCCCTGCTATAGTGTTGTGAGAATTGTTGCCAGTTAGTGTTGTTACTGTGTTACACTGTCCTCCTCCTATGGTGGAATGGATTCCCCAAACCGGTACACAGTTTCTACTACCTCCTCCTATTGTTGAACAACCGGCTCCGGATCCCAAGCAATGAAAGCAGCCTCCTCCTATTGTGCCGTGGGTAGCATAACCTCTATTACAAAATCCTCCTGATACTGTAGTATACTCTAGTGCACAGTTTCTACTACCTCCTCCTACTGTGCCGAATTTGAGGCATGCTACGTTTTGACACCCTCCTGATACAGTTCCGAAGGCTCCTGATGATGTGTGAAAAGATCTTCCTCCTATTGTTGACCCTGAACTAATTGCGGTAAGATCTAGAGTTGTTCCGTTTGATACTATGTTACAGTAACCTCCTGATATTGTTGAATTGTCTGCTAAAACGTAGTTGCCGTTTCCTCCTCCTATTGTTGAACTGGCTCCTGATGCTGTGTGAAAAGATCCTCCTCCTATTGTTGAGAAAGCTGCTGTTACTGTGTTGTTTGCTCCTCCTCCTATAGTAGAGTAACAAGAACCGGTTCCTAATAATGCTATTATGGAATTATTACATCCTCCTCCTATAGTTGAGAAAGAACTATTGAAATATGTTCAGTTGGTAATGTTATTAATACATCCTCCATTTATCGAAGAATAGACTCCACTATTGGTATGTCCTGCACCTATCGTGATACATCCTGATCCTAGTATATTACCTACTACTGATAATTTTTCGCCAGGACTAGTAGTACCTATTCCTACATTTTTAGTACCTTCTATAAAACTAGCTATTATATCACCACTTCTATTTGTTATTTTTAACCTTATACTAGTGTTATCATACTCAATACCAAATCTTTTAGCTCCACTCGTATTATGTATATCAATAAGTTTGTTGTTAGAAACACCTTCTAACGCCTCTAATACAACCCCTGGCGATGCTGACGTTATTCCATCAATGTGTAGTTTACCATCTGGATTAGATGTTCCAATACCCACATTACCGCCTGATGTAATTGTTAATCTTGCAATATTATTAGTAAATAATTGTAATGGGTGTCCAGTAGGAGTACCAAAATAACCCGCATTATCTAATGCATTGGTAAAACTACTTCCAACTGACCCATTTATACCTATTTTAGAATGTACTGCACGATTATCCTGATAAAAATCTACTCTTGGATTATCATCCTCTGAACCTGCATTATCCGTATCGGATTCTATTATAATCACAGCATCACCAGTTGTTCCTGAAGAAATGTGTAATAATGATTCAGGAATACTTATGCCTATACCTATCTTATTTCCGGATCCGGTCAGGGTTAAATCTCCATTTCCAATTATTACATCATTTTGAAGACCACCAACACCACCTCCTAATAAAATATCTTTTGCAGTTGTATTATAGATGTACAAATCACCACTGTTTGAAGTAAGTGATCCACCGGAGGTGAGCTGAAAAG